CCTCGACTTTCACGTTGGCAACGTGACGCTCAGAGGCCCCTGGCGGGGTCAAAAGGGCCTGTGAACGTCACGTGGACTACGTGACGTTCAGCCGGCGACCTGGCGGGCCGATGGGCTTGACAGGGGTGGCCGGCCTTGCTCAATTGCCACCGCTCTTGCAAAGTCATGCTCGAAAACCTGTCCAATCTGCGCCGCGAGCTGGAGGCTGAGGCCGGCCTGGTCGAGCGACGTGACGCCAACGGGGTCGTCACCGTCGACGAGCTGGCCGCATCATACCTCGCCTCCGTTCGCGCGCGCTGTTCGGCCCGGCCACGCGAGGCCAACAACACCGGCAAGAACGTCACGAGCGCCCTGCGGCCGCTGCGGGATCTCTACGGGGACCTGCCGGCGACCGAGCTGGGCGCGCGGCACCTGCGTGTCGTGCAGCTGGCGCTGGCCCGGCGTGGCCTGAGCGTCCGGACGATCAACGACCGGATCGCGTGGGTCCGCGGCATGGCGCGCTGGGCCGTGTCGATGGAGCTGCTCGCGCCGGACCGCCTGGCGGCGCTGAAGGCCCTGCCGGCCGTGCGGCCGACCCAGGACGGCACGACGCGCCGGCCGCCGGTCGGCGCCGCCGACCCGTCGGACGTCGACGGGTCGCTGCCGTACCTGCCCGGCGTCGCCGGCGACGCGGTGCGGTGGCTGCGTCTGACCGGGGCGCGTGCCGGCGAGGCCGCGGGCCTGCACGCCGCCCAGATCGAGCGTGTCGACGGTCTGCTGTTCGCCACGCCGGACCAGCACAAGACGTCCTGGCGCGGCCACGAGACGGCGATCGCGATGGGCCCGCTCGCGTCGGAGATCGTCCAGCGGCACCTTCGCCCGGGCCTGCACGTGTTCCGGACGGCTCGTGGGGGCGCGTACTCGTCGTGCACGCTGACCCAGGCGATCCGCCGCGGCGTGCAGCGGGCACTCGCGGCGAGCGCGATCCGGCGGCCGTGGTCAGCGCACCAGCTGCGGCACCTGGCGTGCACGGAGTGCTCGTCGATCGCCGGCGAGCAGGTGGCCCAGCGGCTCCTGCGTCACCGGCACGCGCGGACGACGCGCGGGTATATCCACTGCGAGCCCGGGCTGCACGCGTACCTGGTGAAGTACGGATGAGCACCCACCGTTGCACCGGCGGATCTTCTCCTCACGGCGCCGCCGGCGACGGCGGCGCCGTGTCCGCCGGTGTGCCGACGCGTGGTCCGCGTCCCCTCCCCCTCGTGCTGACGCCCGCCGGCGCTGACGCGCTTCGCGCGGCGTCGGTGTGCCGATGCGTGATCCGGCAGCCGGACCGCATTGCGCTGACGCCCGCCGGCGCTGACGCGTCTTCGCGCGGCGGAGGCGGACCGCCAATGACTGACTCCCAATCTCCTACGCGCCGCGGTGCGGCCCAATTGAAGCAGAGCCAGGTGCATGACCCCGGCTTCGATGCTCCGATTCCGCACCGTGGCGTTTCCGAGCCCCCCCACCCCCCCCACCGAGGCGAGCGCCCGGGCCCGGGCCTCGCCTTTTCTGCTGCCCCCCAGCCAGCCACGCCGGCGGCGCACGGACGCGCGAGAGACGCTGTACGGCGCGTCTCACGCCGGCGATGGCTGGCCCTTTTCGTGTGCCTCGGCGCCGCGGCCGCCGGTGTGGTAGTGCTCATCGGCGCACCAGGCGTCGTCACTCTGATTGCCGGCGTCCTGGTGACGTCGGCTGCGATGTCGGGTCTGTGCGCGTCGTGGGGCCGCCGGCAGGGAATCGTGCGATGACCCCGGCACCCCTGCCGCCGAAGGTGAAGCTCCACAGCAACCTGGTCCGCTCGTCGCTGTGGCAGGTCATGAGCGACGCCGAAACCGCGATGCTCGACACGCTGTGGGGCATCGCCGGCGGCCCGACGCTCGACGGCGACCGCGTCGTGCTCTATTGCTCGGTCACGGTCCGCCGACTGCAGCACCTGCGGCAATGCAGCCGCAGGAAGATCTTCCGAGCCCTGGACCGGCTCCGCGGTCTGGGGCTCATCAGCACGGCGTCGACCGGGCGAGGCCTCGCGGTCGCCCTGTTCCCGCCGACCAGCAGCACGGTGGCGCCCCTGTTCGCGGGCGTTGCCGAGACTCGTCGCGCGGTGTCGACCACGACACCGGGCAGCAGCACGGCGGCGCTCTCGGGCGCCGCCGGAGGTGTCACCCGTGGCACCTCAGAGGTGTCACCCGTGGCACCTCAGAGGTGTCACCCGTGGCACCTCAGAGGTGCCACCCATGGCACCTCAGAGGTGCCACCCGTGGCACCTCTCATCCTTTATGGCGCTAGCGCTTCATCATTGCAGCAGCAGCAAACCCGGGTGTCTGGGGAAGTTCTCCAGGAGCCTGCTGCTGCTGCTGGTGGTGGGGAGGGGGACGGGGAGGCGGAACGGAGGGCAGCGCTGATCCGTCTCCGCATCGGCGAGCCGGTGCGGTCCGAGCTGCTGCGCTTGCCGGGCCTGGACCTGGCTGGGATCGAGCGCGGCGAGCGGAAGTGGCGATCGCGCCGAGAGCATGGCCGGGCCGGCACCGGGATGCTGATCGCGATCCTGCGTGACGAGGCCGAGGCGACTAGGCTCCGCCGGCGGAGGCAGCCGTGACGGTTCCTCGCCTCGACGAGACGGCGCGCCTCTGCGCCTGCGCATGTGGACTGGAGCTTGTCGTGGTAGTCCGTCGGGACGTGGCGGGGAAGTCCGTCGCCGCGGCCGGTTCGGGCAACTCATACCTCACCGCCAAGATGCTCGGTGAAGATGCGATCAAACTGGTGTCGGTCGCACGCGAACTCTGCGAGGTCATGGCCGCCGAGACCGGCAACGACGCGGCGGCGATCTTCGCGGCCACGGTCAACGCCGTGTTGAGCGGCGATGGCGGACCGTCGGAGACGCGATACTTCAGGGAACGCACGTGACGCGCAAGGCCACCAGAATCAGCCGGCCCGTCGCGATCGAGACGGTACCGTTGGATGCCGTGCAGCGCATCCTCCGGCGGTGCGCGGTGGCGAGCTTCGCGCCGCAGTGCTGGATCTGGCAGGGCTACGCCGACCCGGCCGGCTACGGCTGCGTCAAGGTGGCCGGTCGAGCCTGCTGGGTGCACCGCGTGGTGTACGCGGCCTTTGCCGGAGGCCTCGCCGGCGGGCTGGAGATCCACCACCGTTGCGGCCACCGGCGCTGCTGTAACCCGGTGCACCTGGAGCCGGTGGCACCACACCGCAACCGATCCAACGGGTCCTTCCGGACCCAGGGGAGGAGCCGGGGGTGTGCTGGGAACAGCGCCCGACCCTGACTGACTTTCTTTCCTACCCTTAAAACCATTCAGAGGGCTCCCCCCGCTTCGGGGGTGCGAAACGACGGACCGGTACGCCGCCCATCGCGAGCGTGCGCGCGATCGAAGCGCCGCCGAGTCGCGGTCCGGCCGTGACATCGGCGAGCTGCCGCAGGTCCAGGATCCGGTCCGGCGGGGCGCTTGCGAGCGGGAGCTCCGGCGGTTCTGCGAAACGTACCTGGCCGAGACGTTCACGCTGGCCTGGTCCGACGACCATCTGCGCGTGATCGCGCGGATCGAGCGGGCCGTGCTCGAGGGCAGCCTGTCCGCGATCGCGATGCCCCGCGGCAGCGGCAAGACGTCGCTGTGCGAGGCGGGCTGCCTGTGGGCGGCGCTCTACGGGCACCGCGGTTTCGTCGCGCTGATCGGCGCCGACGCGGGCCACGCCGAGAAGATGCTCGAGTCGATCGGCTCCGAGCTGCGGCACAACGAGCTGCTCGCGAGGGACTTCCCGGCGGTCTGCTACCCGGTCCACTGCCTGGAGGGCATCCACCAGCGGGCCCACGGGCAGCTGCATCTGGGTGAGCAGACGCTGCAGCGCTGGACCTCGCGCGAGGTCGTGCTGCCTTCGATCGCCGGCTCGCCGGCGGCCGGGGCGATCATCCGCGTCGCCGGTCTCACCGGCCGAATCCGCGGCATGAAGCACAAGCGCGCCGACGGCGCGACCGTCCGGCCGGACCTGGTCCTGATCGACGACCCGCAGAGCGACGAGTCGGCGCGGTCGCCGTCACAGTGCGTCCGGCGCGAGCGCGTGCTCGCCGGCGCGATCCTCGGCCTGGCCGGGCCGGGCCGGAAGATCTCCGGGCTGATGACGCTCACGGTCGTGGCGCCGGACGACATGGCCGACCGCATCCTGGACCGCGACAAGCACCCGCAGTGGCACGGCGATCGGACGAGAATGGTCTACGCGTTCCCATCCAACGAGGCGCTGTGGGCCCAGTACGCCGCGCTGCGAGTCGAGTGCCTCCGCAACGACGAGGGCCTGGGCCGCGCGACGGCGTTCTACGGCGCGCACCGGGCCGCGATGGACAAGGGGGCCCAGGTCGCGTGGGCGGCGCGGTTCAACGCCGACGAGCTGTCCGCCGTGCAGCACGCGATGAACCTGAAGCTCCAGGACGAGCGGGCGTTCTGGGCCGAGTACCAGAACGAGCCCATGCCTGACGAGGAGCCCGACGACGAGCTGCTCACGGCCGACCAGATCGCCGGGAAGATCAACGGCCTGGCCAAGGGCGCCGTGCCCACCGGGTGCTCGCACGTGACGGCCTTCATCGACGTGCAGGCCCGAGTCCTGTACTGGCTGGTCGCGGCGTGGTCCGACGACTTCACGGGCTACGTACTCGACTACGGCACCGAGCCGGACCAGCACGCCGCGTACTTCACGCTCCGTGAGGTGACGCGGACACTCGGCCGGGCGGCGCCCCGCGCCGGGCCCGAGGGCGCAATCTACGCCGGCCTCGATCGGCTGACGCAGGCGATGCTCGGCCGCGAGTGGCGTCGCGACGACGGGTCGGTGCTGCGGGTCGATCGATGCCTGGTCGACGCCAACTGGGGCGCGTCGACGGATGTCGTCTACCAGTTCTGCCGGCAGTCGACGTTCGCCGGCGTGCTCATGCCCGCACACGGCCGGTACGTCGGCGCCTCGAGTATCCCGTTCAGCGACTATAAGCGCAAGCGCGGCGACCGCAACGGGTATCACTGGCGGATCCCCGCCGGGACCAAGCGGGCCGTGCGGCACGTCGCCTTTGACACGAATCACTGGAAGACGTTTTGCCAGCAGCGTCTGGCCACACCGATGGGAGACCCGGGCTGCCTGTCGCTGTTCGGTCGCAAGCCGGAGTCGCACCGCATGCTCGCCGAGCACCTCACCGCGGAGTACCGGGTCAGGACCGAGGGCCGCGGACGGACGGTCGACGAGTGGAAGCTCCGCGCCAGTGGTGCGGACAATCACCTGCTGGACTGCCTGGTCGGCGCCGCGGTCGCGGCGTCGATGCAGGGCGCGGTCCTGTTCGGCACGGGTGCCGAGCGGCCCAGGGGTACACGTCCGCGGCTGCGGCTGTCAGAGCTTCAGCGGCGCAAACGAGGAGACCAGCCATGAGCAGTGACCGGGGGGTCCGTGGTGATGACCGTGGCCTCGAGTGCTCGTCCTGTGGGTGCCGGCATCTGCGGGTGGTCTACACGCGGCCGACGATCGGGGGCCGGATCCGCCGGCGACGCGAGTGCCGGCACTGCGGCCGCCGGGTGACGACCACCGAGCAGCCGGGCAGCCGGCCGGCGGCGTCTGAGCGGCCGTAGGGGGGTGGGGGGTACACCGGTGGAACGATCTGCGGATATCCGCCGGGTATCCGTTGCCCGGGGGCGCGGGGCCCGGCAGGATCGGTCGGATGGCCGAGGACCTCACCCAGTCGATCACCGACAACGCCAAGGCGCCACGGCGCGCCGAGGGCGACGCCGGCAGCGTCGAGCAGCATCCGCTGCCCGAGCAGATCGCCGCGGACCGCTACGTCAAGAGCGCGGCCGCGGCGAAGAAGGGGCGTGGGTTCCGGCTGACTCGGATGGTGCCGGGGGGCACGGTCTGAGCTGAGCGCCTTTCCGGGGGGACCGCGTGAAGTTCAGCGGACTGTGGGGGCGAGGCAGGCGTGCGCGGGCGCAGCAGCGCTCCGGCGCCGCCGCCTCGGCGCCCGCCAAGGCGCTGCTGCGGCGCATCCAGGCGCGATACGACGCCGCGGCCACCACCGACGCCAGCCGCCGCCACTGGGCCAACGCCGACGGCCTGTCCGCCGATGCCGCGGCCAGCCCCGCGGTGCGACGCGTGCTCCGCAACCGCGCCCGCTACGAGTGCGCCAACAACAGCTACGCGCGTGGCATGATCTCGACGCTCGCCGGCGACGTCGTCGGGACCGGGCCGCGGCTGCAGATGCTCACGGACAACAGCGCCGCCAACCGCGACGTGGAGCGACGGTGGGACCGATGGGCCGCCTCGATCGACCTCGCCGCCAAGCTGCGCACGATGCGGGCGGCGCGCGCCGAGAGCGGCGAGTGCTTCGGCCTGCTGGCGGTCAATCCGCGCCGCCTGTCGCCGTCGCCCGTGCAGCTGGACCTGCGGCTGATCGAGGCCGATCAGGTCGCGACGCCGACGCCGCACCTGCGCACGGACCCGCGCGTCATCGACGGGATCGTCTACGACGGCGCGGGCAACCCCGTCGAGTACCACCTCCTGCGGAACCACCCGGGCGACGTCCGGCTGTCGTCAATGCCACTGGACTACCGCAGGATCCCCGCGCGGCAGGTGGTGCACTACTTCCGGGCCGATCGGCCCGGGCAGAGCCGGGGCATCCCGGAAATCACGCCGGCGCTGCCGCTGTTCGCTCAGGTCCGCCGGTACACGCTGGCGGTCATCGCGGCCGCGGAGACCGCCGCGGACCTGGCCGGGGTGCTGTACACCGACGCGCCGCCCGACGACGAGGCCGCGACGGCGATCGAGCCGATGGACGCCATTGAGATCGAGCAGCGGATGCTGCTGACGATGCCCGGCGGCTGGAAGATGGCCCAGCTCAAGGCCGAGCAGCCGGCGACGACCTACGCGGAGTTCCAGAAGCAGATCCTCAACGAGATTGCCCGCTGCTTGAACATGCCGTTCAACGTCGCGGCCGGCAACTCGTCGGGGTACAACTACGCGTCGGGGCGCCTCGATCACCAGACCTACGACCGGGCCATCCGCATCGACCAGGCCGAGCTCCAGCAGCAGGTTCTCGACCGGCTGCTGGACGCGTGGCTGGACGAGGCGGTGCTCGTGACGGGCTTCCTGCCGCAGTCGATGCGGCGCGCCGACGCCAACCGTGCGCACACGTGGATTTGGGCCGGCCGCGACCACGTCGACCCGGCCAAGGAGGCGAGCGCGCAGACGGCGCGGCTGTCCAACCGCACGACGTCGCTCGCGCGGGAGTACGCCCGGCAGGGCCTGGACTGGGAGACCGAGCTGCTGCAGATCGCCCGCGAGCGCGAGTACATGCGCAGTATCGGCCTGACCATAGACGACGACCCGGAGTTGCACCGTGGCTGATGAGCAGACCAAGGTGCGGAATGTCAGTCACCCCGTGCTGACCGCTCGCGAGATCGCGCTGCTGGACGAGGGGCCCGTCAAGGAGATCTGGATCGGGCCGCGTGAGGGGTACACCCAGCACCGGCTCGTCCGCAAGCCCCAGCAGCTCAAGGACCTGTCGATCCAGACCTGGGCCGACGAATGGTTCGGCCGGCTGGAGCGCTACGGCATCACCGCCGCAGACCGGCGGCATGCGCAACGGCTCATCGAGCTGTTGCACGACACCATGGAGTTCGACAAATGAAGACGCACAGGGGCAGGGAGATCCGCGCTGAGGGTACGCCGGCACGCGGACCGATCACGCTGGAGGCCGAGGTCATGATCGTGGCCGCCGCCGGCGACGGCGCTGACGGCCTGCCGAAGTTCCGGCTGCTCGCCTACACCGGCGGCCTGCTGCGGGGCCTGCCCGGCTTCGGGGACACGCCGGTGGTCGTGGCGCTGGACGGGATGACGATCCCCTCGCAGACCCGGCCGGTGCGGCACCGGCACGAGCCGCGAGAAGGCGTCGGGCACACCACCCGCATCGCGATCGAGGGTGACAAGCTGGTCGCCGAGGGCGTCGTCAGCCGCGACACGGCGGTGGCGCGTGAGATCGTCGCCAGCGCACGCAACGGCTTCCCCTGGCAGGCGTCGATGGGCGCCTCGACCGACGAGCTCGAGTTTGTCGAGCGGGACACGACCGTGACGGTCAACGGCCGCACGTTCAAGGGTCCTCTGTACGTCGCGCGCAAGACGCGGCTGAACGAGATCTCGTTCGTCGACCTGGGGGCGGACTCGCGGGCGCGTGCCCGGATCGCCGCCGAGGGGACCGGCGACGGCGGCAATGAGCCGGCGGGAAGCGGTGGGGGCGCGAACGGGAGCCCCGGGCGCCCCACCCCCGCCGGCGTTGACGACCTGGACACGATCACGGCCAATGCCCGGGCCGAGACCGCGCGGCGGCAGGCGATCCGGGTGACGGTCGCGGAGGTGCTTGCCGAGCAGCCGGACCTGGTCGACGACGTCGAGCGCCTGGCACGGTCGGCGATCACCGCCGGCTGGTCGGCCCAGCAGTTCCAGCTGGAGGCGATGCGGACCAGCCGGCTGCACGCCGGCGTCGCCGGGCCGCGGCGATCTGACCGCGAGCTCGCCGGCGACGTCATCGAGGCGGCGCTGTGCATGGCCGGCGGCATGGAGCGCGAGCGGCTCGAGGCCGCGTTCGACGAGCCCACGCTCGACACCGCGCAGCGCCGGTACCGGCACGGGCTGGGCCTGTGCGAGACGCTGTTGATCTTCGCGCAGCACAACGGCTTCCGCGGCCACGGCCGCAGCGACCTCAAGGGCCTGCTGCAGGCCGCCTTCCACGGCGACATCCAGGCTGCGGGCCTGAGCACGCTGAGCCTGCCGGGCATCCTGAGCAACGTGGCGAACAAGTTCCTCCGCGCCGGGTTCGACGCGGTCGAGAACACCTGGCGGCAGGTGGCCGCGACGCGCCCGGCCCGCGACTTCAAGCAGATCACCAGCTACTCGCTCACGGGCGGCTTCGTCTACGAGCAGCTGCCGCCGGGCGGCGAGCTCACGCACGCGACCGTCGGCGAGGAGCAGTACACCAACCGGGTCGACACGTACGGCCGCATCTTCGGCATCGACCGGCGCGACCTGGTCAACGACGACCTGGACGCGCTGACGGCCGTCCCGCGGCGCATGGGCCGGGGCGGCGCGCTGAAGCTCAACGACGTGTTCTGGGCCGCGTTCCTGGACAACGCCGCGTTCTTCACCACGGCGCGGAAGAACTACGCCGAGGGCGCGGGGACGGCGCTGGGGATCGACGCGCTCACGCAGGCCGAGCAGCTGTTCCTCGACCAGGTCGACCCGGACGGCCATCCGATGGCGGTCGCGCCGGTCATCCTGCTGGTGCCCAACGGCCTGTACGTGACGGCGACGCAGCTCATGCAGTCGACGGAGCTTCGCGACACGACGGCCAACAAGAAATCGGCGACCAGCAACCCGCACGCGGGCAAGTTCCGCCCGGTGCGCTCCAGCTACCTGAGCAACGCGAAGTACACGGGCAACTCGACCCTGGCCTGGTACCTCCTGGCCGACCCCGAGGACATGCCCGTCATCGAGGTCGCGTTCCTCAACGGCATGCAGGAGCCGACGGTCGAGAGTGCCGACGCCGACTTCAACACGCTGGGCATCCAGATGCGCGGCTATCACGACTTCGGCGTCGCGCTGCAGGAGTACCGCGGCGGCGCGAAGATGAAGGGCGAGGCGTAAGGAACCAGCAGCAACAGGGAGCACTGAGCAATGACGGTCATCTACAGGTACGAGGGGGAGTCGATCCCCTACACGCCCGGCGGCGCGGTCACCGCCGGCGACGTCGTCGTCCAGAACGGCCTGGTGGGCGTGGCGAAGCTCGACATCGCCGCCGGGCAGCTGGGGTCGCTGTCGATTTGCGGCGTCTTCGAGTGGCCCAAGGGCGCCGGAGCCGGCACGGACCTGGCCGTCGGCGACCTGGTGTACTGGGACGCGACCGCGGGCTTCGCCACCGTCAACAGCGGCGGCGGCGCGAACCCGCTGATCGGCCCGGTGGTCGAGGCCGCCGGCGACGCCGCGACGGTCGTCCGCGCGCTGCTGAGCCCGCAAGGCGCCGCGGGGGCCAGCTCGTCGCTGAGCTCCAGCTCCGGCAGCTGATCCACACCGAGGGAGGTTCCAGACATGGCAGCAGTACGCAGCACGGTCAACCACGAGGCGGCCTCGGACATCGACGGCGGCGACGTCATCGTCCAGGGCGACCTGGTCACCATCGCCGCCGACGACATCGCCTCGGGCGCGGTCGGGAAGGTCTTCACGCACGGCGTGTTCAACGTCGTGAAGGACGTCGGGGCCAGTACGGGCATCGCGATCGGTGCCAAGGTGTACTGGGACGCGACCAACCTCGTCGCGACCGACAGCGACGGCGCCGGCGCCAACAAGCAAATGGGCAAGGCGACCCGGGCGGCCGCCGACGGCGACCGGTTCGTCCGGATCCTGCTCACGCCCTGACCCCGGATGACCGACCTGCTGGCCCAAGGCGCGCAGTGGCTCGACGACCAGCGTCAGACGCATCTGACGCGGACGGTCGTCTACCGGCGCGGCGCCGACGAGGTCCAGCTGTCGGCCACGGTCGGCCGGACGCTGTTCGAGCAGGCCGACGAGGTCGGGCTCATCCAGCGCCTCGAGAGCCGCGACTACCTGGTCCGCACCGCGGACCTGGTCCTGGCCGGCACGCCGACGCTGCCGGCCGCCGGCGACCTCATCCGCGAGACCGACGCCGGCGGCACGACGTTCGTCTACGAGGTCCTCGCGCCGGGCACCGAGCCGCCGTGGCGGTACAGCGACCCGTACCGGCTCGCGCTTCGCGTCCACAGCAAGCACGTTGCGACGGAGTCCCCATGAGCGACGTGCCCTGCAAATCCAAAGCAGTCGGCTCCCGCTGGGTGGGCGTGCTCGTCGCGCTAGCCCTGGTCGCGGCCGGCGTCACCGTGCAGTGGGGTGTCCTGCTGGCCAAGCTCGACGGCGTCGAGACCGCGCTGAGCGAGATCCGCGTCGACTACCGCTCGATCGAGCGGCGGCTGTCGTTTCTCGAGGGGCGACTGTCGGGCGCGGGTCCGGGCTCAGGAGGGGGCAGCCCGTGAGTGTGCTCATCGACCTCGCCGACGGCGTCACCGCCGCGCTGAATGCGGGTTCGTTCAGCCTGTCGTTCACCGCGGCGCGCGTGCACCAGCCGTCGCACGACCTGGTGGAGCTCGCTGACCTGCGTGTGAATGTCGTGCCGCGGTCGCTGCTGATCACCGGCGCGACGCGTCAGCTGTCCAGCTTCGAGGCGGCGATCGACGTCGGCATCCAGAAGCACGTCGCCGGCGACGCGGAGGTCGACCAGCTGCTGGACCTGGCCCAGGAGGTCGCCGACCACCTGCGCCACACCCGGCTGGACGACGTCCCGGAAGCGGCGTGGGTCTCGATCGCCCACGACCCGGTCGTCGCCGCGGAGCTGCTGGATCAGCACCGGGTGCTCACCAGCGTCCTGACCGTCACGTACCGCGTCCTGCGATAAGGGGAAAAACCGATGGGCTTCAAACTGGGGATGGAGGCGACGCTCAACTACAAGGTCGGCGGCCAGGCCGCCGGCGGCGCCTGGTTGGAGCTCACCAACGTCCGCGACGTCACGCTCAACCTCGAGGCCGGGGAGGCCGACGTCACCACACGGGCCAACGCCGGCTGGCGCGCGACCGTCGCGACGCTCAAGGAGGCCTCGGTCGAGTTCGAGATGGTGTGGGACACCGCCGACGCCGGCTTCGACGCGATCCGCGACGCGTTCCTCAACAACACGATCATCGGCCTGCAGGTCCTCGACGCCGACGCCGGCGAGGGGCTCCAGGCGGACTTCATGGTGACCGCGTTCAGCCGCGGGGAGCCGCTGGAGGAATCGATCACCGTGAGCGTCACCGTCAAGGTCACCTACTCGGCGACGCCGCCGAGCTGGATCGGAGCGTAACCCATGCCCAGCAGCAACCTGACACTCTCTGGTGAAATCGCGGGCGCGCCGCTGGGCTCGACGATCTCCCGCTCGGCCGACGGCTCCATCCGGCACGGGCCGATCACGCTGCCGGCCGCCGAGGCCGGGACGCTCTCGACACGTACGACCGACACGACCGGCGTGCTCACGATCAGCGGCACGGCCCTGCAGATCGGCGACGTCATCGACGTGTACTGGGACGGCGGCCGGCGGTACGACGTCGACGTCGACGGCGTCGCCGGCGATGACGTCACGTTCTCCGGCGGCGCCGGCGACATCCTGCCCGCGGCGACGACGGCGATCACGGCCGCGGAGCAGGTGACGATCGACACCGACTTCGACGGTGCGGACCTCGTGGCGATCGGCGCCCTGTGCAACGCCCGCGGGCACCTGAGTTTCCGGGAGGGTGCGGCGACGGAGCTGTCGGTCGACCTGACGGCCAAGGAGGCGTGGACATGGTTCAACGCGTCCACCGCCGCCAACCCGCTGGCGTCGACGGTCGTGGGCGCCATCACGGCCTCGCAGGCGGGCTCGAGCGCCGCGGCGACGCTGGACATCGGACTGCTGTACGACTCGACGCCCTGACGCCCCAATCGGAGGACCAACCATGCGCGCGTTCCGGGACAAGATAGGGCGCGACTGGTCCGTCGAGGTCAACGTCGCGGCCATGCGGCGCGTCCGCGGGCTGGTCGGCGTGGATCTCATGGAGATCGTCGAGGGCACGCTCATCGAGCGGCTGATCCGGGACCCGTGCCTGCTGTGCGACGTGCTCTACGCCGTCTGCCGGCCGCAGGCCGAGGCGGCGGGGATCAGCGACGAGGACTTCGGCGCGGCGATGGCCGGCGACGCGATCGAGGACGGCACCAACGCGATGCTGGAGGAGCTGGTGGATTTCTGCCCGAGCCCGAGGGACCGCCGCAACCTCGGGCGGGTCCTGGAGGCGACGCGGCAGGTGATGGACCGGGCGCGGGACCTGGTCGAGCAGCGGATCAACGACGGGCAGCTGGAGCGGATCGTCGAGCAGGCGCTGGCGTCTGCTGGCGGCTGCTCTGGCGATGCGCCGGGATCGCCGGCGTCGACCCCGGACCGCTGACGCTGCGGGAGCTGCTGGCGATGGCCGAGGGCCGCCGGCGTGACGAGTGGGGACGGACGAGCTCGCTGATGGCACTGATCGCCAACACCAACCGCGACCCGAAGAAGCACCGGCCGTTCCGCGCCGAGGACTACGGCCCGTTTGCGCACGCCGCGGCGTGCCCGACCGTCGGCGTCCGTGTGCTCAAGAGCGTGTTCCTCGATCGCCAGGAGCCCCGACCGTGAAACCCGCCCAGCTCACCTACGCGTTCGCGCTGCTGCTGCTGTCGATCATCCTCGCCGCCGTCGCCGGATGCGACCTCGGCGACATCGTCCGTGTCAAGACGCCCATCGCGATCCAGCAGCAGGTCGGGCTGCCGGCGGCCGTGTCGCTCAACGAGGCCGAGGCGGAGTACCGCGCGTGGATCCAGTCGGCGCAACGCACCGGGGCCCAGTGGAAGACGTCGATCGAGCGCGGCAACGAGGTCCGCGGCCTGCTGGGTCAGCTGACGCTGAGCGTCCTGGACAGCTTCGGGCCGACGCTCGCCGGCGTGCCCGTCCTCGGCCCGTCGCTGCCGGCGCTCACGGGCCTGGTCGGGCTGTTCCTCGGCGCCGCGCGGTTGCGGCGCGAGAAGGAGGCCAGTTTCAACAAGGGCCTGCGCACGGCCGGCGAGCTCCCACCACCGGCGCCGCCGGCGACACCGCCCACGGAGATTTCGGCATGAAGGACCTCCGCCCCATCCGCTTCATCGGGACCCATGGCCGCGACCCCGAGCCGGGCAACCCCACCGGCTTCAACCGCGCGCTGATCGACCCCGTCGAGGGCTTGCCGTGGCTGCGCCGGCAGCTGGCGCGCGGTGGGCGGTCGCTCATCCACAACCCGCACGGGTGGCGCGACGGGCCACGCGAGGAGCCCGATCTTTGGTACCGCATGAGCGGGCCGTCCTGGTGGGGCATCTACAGCGACGCGCACCGCGACAGGTTCGCCGCGGCCATCGCCGGCGCCGCAGCCCAGGGCAGGACCGTCGGCATCTACGCGGGCCTGCGCGTCGACGTGCGCACAGGCTCGCTGTGGGACTGCCTGGTGCCCGAGGAACACCACCTGGTCGTGCATCCCCGGGATGATGCGTTCCTCTCGGAGGTGCTGCGCCCCTGGGCGAGTGTTGGCGTGCGCGAGTACTGGTTTGACGCCGGCTCGCGCGAGGAGGTGCGCCACACCCACGCCCTGCCCTGGTGCCGACGCGCGGCAAGCATCGGCCTTCGCGCCGGGATCGAGGCGTGGCCGCTGGCGGTCAACGAGGTCGGGACGTCCACGTTCGACGAGCGGGCGTGCAACTCGGCGCCGGCGATCGCCGACCTGCGGTTCGTCCACCACCACTTCGCCGACCCGCCGGACGTCAGCGGCTACCGCTACGAAATGGTCGTCCTGCTGCACCACGACGTGAAGATCGACGGCCGGACCGTGCCGCCCAACGACCCGATCCTCTGGCCGTATCTGGTTCTGCTCGCGGAGCGCGGCTACGCGTTCGCCGGCAGCGAGCGGTACGACGCCGTCGTGGACCAGCTCGTGGCACCGCTGGACCACCTGCTCCCGCGCCCCGGTGGCGACTCCATCAGCCCATGATTGACATGCGGATCAAGCAGCTGTTCTTCGACCGGCCGGCGGTTGCCCGGGCCGTCGATCGCGCCAAGCGGATGGTGCTGTCGCGCGCCGGCGCGTTCATCCGGCGGCGGGCCCGGACGTCGATCCGCAAACGCAGGCGGGCCAGCCGGCCGGGCCAGCCGCCCTCAAGCCACACCGGCCTGCTGCGGAACCTGATCCTGTTCGGGTACGACCGGGCCAGCGACTCGGTCGTCGTCGGGCCGGTGGGCCTCCGGAGCAGCCGCGCGCCGCAGGTGCTCGAGCAGGGCGGGACCACGACCGTGCTGCGCCGCCGACGCGGTCGCCTGGTCGCCGAGCGCGTGCGGATCGCCGCCCGGCCTTACATGGGGCCGGCCCTGGCGGCCGAGCGGGACAAGCTCCCACGGGTGTGGCGCGACAGCGTGCGGGCGGGGTAAATCATGGCGGACACGCGTGGCATCCGGGCCGGACGTGCGTTCGTCGAGCTGGGCGTCAGCGACAAGCTGACGGCAGGCCTCCGGCGCGCCCAGCGGCGGCTGAAGGCCTTCGGTGACGGCGTCCGGTCGATCGGCCAGCGGCTCGTCGCGGTCGCGACGGTCGCGGCCGTGCCGTTCGCGCTGAGCAGCCGCGCGTTCGCGAGCTTCGAGCAATCGATGGCGCGGGTGCGCGCGCTGACCGGCGCCGCCGAGGCGGACTTTCAGCGGCTGGCCGCGGAGGCCAAACGGCTCGGCGAGACGACGGTGTTCTCCGCCAGCCAGGCCGCCGAGGCGATGGGGTTCTTCGCCCTGGCGGGCTTCGACGTCCAGCAGATCCTGGCGGCGATCGGCCCGACGCTGGACCTCGCCGCGGCCGGCCAGCTCGACCTGGCCGCGGCGGCCGACATCGCGACCAAGATCATGGCCGGGATGGGGATCGAGGCCGACCGGCTCGGCGGGGCGGTCGACGTGCTGACCAAGGCCATGACCACGGCCAACACCGATCTCCAGCAGCTCGGAGACGCGATGAAGTTCGTCGGCCCGATCGCGAAAACCGCCGGGATCGCCTTCGAGGAGGTCGTCGCCGCGGTGCAGCTGCTGAGCAACGCGGGCATCCAGGCCGAGATGGCCGGCACCACGCTCCGCGGTGCGATCCTCGCGCTGACCAGCCCCAGCAAGGAGGCCGCCGACAAGCTCCAGGAGCTCGGCGTCCGCGTGACCGACGCCGCCGGCGACGTCCGGCCGCTGGCGGACATCATCGACGACCTCAACCGCGCCATGGACGGCCTGGGCACCGGGCAGCGCCTCGACGTGCTGGGCCGGCTGTTCCCGGCCCGGACGGCCGCGGGCGTCGCGGAGCTGCTGGCCCAGGGCGCCGACAAGCTCCGGGACTACACCGCGGCCCTGGGCAACGCCGGCGGGACGGCAGCCCGCATCGCGGCGGTCCAGCTGAACACGCTCAAGGGCCAGGTCACGATCCTGCGCTCCGCGCTGGAGGGGCTCGGCATCGCCGTCGGGGAGTCTCTGGGCGCCCCGCTGCGGGTCGCGACTCACGGCATCACGCGGGCAGCGGGGGCGATCGCCCAGTGGGCACGCGAGCACCGGGCGGCGGTCGTCCTGGCCGCCGCGTCGGTCGCCGCCATCGGGGCCGCAGGGGCCGCCCTGATCGCCCTGGGGCTCGCCGCGCAGGTGACCGCGTTCGCCATCGGCGGGCTCGCGACGGTCCTCACGGGCGTTGTGGCGGTCCTGGGGGCCGTCCTGTCGCCGATCGGCCTGGCCGTGGCCGCGGTCGGGGCACTGCCCGGGGTCGTCGTGGTCGCCAGCGGGGCCGCCGGCGCGGCGATCGACTGGCTGCGAGACCGGTTCGCCGGACTGGGCGAGCGGGTCAGCGGGGTCGTCTCCGGCATGCAGGACGCGCTCGCCGCGGGCGACGTCGCCCTGGCGGCGCGGGTGCTGTGGGCCGGCGTCCGCGCGGAGTGGGAGCGCGGCACCGACGCCCTGGAGCGGATCTGGATCGACTTCCGGGCCGCCTTCGAGCGGCTGGCGGTGAAGGCCTTCAGCGGCCTGCAACGAGCCTGGATCCGCGTTCGCGACTGGTTCTACGACAACTTCCCGCGCTTCACCTCGTTCATGGCCAAGGCGTGGAACGCGTTCACCGTCGGCGTCCAGAGCGCCTGGGCGACCGCCCAGGGCGCGGTCGAGAAGGGCTTCAACCACCTGTTCGCCGCCCTCGACGAGGACCTCGACGCCGGCGAGCTCAACCGCATGACCGACGCGGCCACGGACCAGCGACTCAACGACATCGAGCAGCGGGGGCGAGACGCCAACCGCGAGGCGGATCGCCGCGCGCAGCTGACCGAGTCCGAGCGCGCCCGCGAGCAGGCCGCGGATCTGGCGGCGATCGACGCGGCCGAGCAGGCGGCGCTCACGGCCGTCGAGCGGCGACGCGGTGCGCGGATCGCCCAGGCGGCCGAAGACCTGCGGCAGGCCCAGGCCGAGCTCGACACGGCCCGCGGCGAGGCGGCGCGACGCCGCGAGGAAGCCGATGCGGACACGGCCGCGGATCTCGACGCGGCCCTGGCCGATCGCGTCGGTGAGTTGGCCGAGGTCCTCGGCGCCGTGGAGGTCCGCGGCACGTTCAACGCCGCTGCAATCGCCGGCCTGGCCGGAGCCGGGTCGGCCCAGGAGCGCACGGCCACGGCGACTGAGCAGACCGCGCGCAACACCAAGCTCATCGTCGACGCCGCGCGGCAGGGGCTGGCGTTCGCATGATCTGCTGGCCGACCCATCTGAAGTACTGGGTGCTCTACCACGTGGGGGGCGGGCGCGAGCAGTGGAGGTGCCACCGGTGCGGCAGGACGCACCGGCACCCGACGCTCACGGGCCGCGTGCTGATCCGGGTCCGGGGGTGGCGGCATGGCCGTCGTCGTTGAGGAACGATTCCAGAGCCGACGCTCGATCGCCGGTGACAACCCCAGCGTCGAGCTGCTGTACGTCATCCACGGCACCGACGACGACCTCGAAGCCAAGATCGAGCTCGCCGCCGCGTCGCCGGCGACGTACGACGGCCTGCCGCGGCGCACGATCGAGGTCGAGCCGATCGCCAACGACATCTGGGACGGCACGGTCCACTACGGCGAGATCGAGTCGACCTTCCCCCAGACCGGCGAGAGCGCGTTCAGCTTCGGCACCGGCGGCGGCACGCAACACCTCACGCAGAGCCGGCAGACCGCCAACGCCTACGCGCCCGCCGGCCAGACGCCGCCGGACTACCAGGGCGCGATCGGCGTCACGGACAACGGTGTCGAGGGCGTCGACGTCGTGGTGCCCGTGTACCAGTTCTCCGAGACGCACTACCTGGCCGACGGTGTCGTCACGCCGGCCTACAAGGGGACGCTGTTCACACTCACGGGCCGTGTCAACGCGGCCCCGTTCAAGGGACTCGCCGCCGGCGAGTGCCTGTTCCTGGGCGCTGCCGGCTCCAAACGCGGCGTCGTGGGCGACTGGGAGATCAGTTTCCGGTTCGCGGCCAGCCCCAACGCCACGGGCCTGGTCGTCGGCGACATCACCGGGATCGCCAAGGCCGGCTGGGACTACCTCTGGGTGCGGTACGCCGAGGTCGAGGACGAGCTGGCCCACGCGCTGGTGCACCGGCCGATCGCGGCGTACGTGGAGCGCGTCTACGACGCCGGCGACTTCTCGCTGCTGGGGATCGGGACATGACCGAGCACCTCCGCAAGGTCCACACCGGCGACCCCCTGCGGATCCCGGCGCGGGCGTACAACGCCTTTGTCGATGCGGCCGAGCTGGCGCGCCGGATCGACGCCGACACCCTGCGCTCCGCGGCGCCGGGCGGCCTCGAGCACCTGGTCCGCGTCCGCAACGACTCCGGCGAGGACCTGCCTCGGTTCGGCGTGCTGGGAATCGCCGGGCCGATCATCGACCCGGCCGACAACGCCGACGAGTTCAGCCGCGTCGTGGCGATCGCCGGCGAGGCGGTCACGGCCGCCGACGAGTACGTCGGTCGGTTCGCCGTCGCGCGTGAGCCGATCGCGGCGGGCCGGATCGGCCTGGCCGTCGTCCGCGGCGTGACGCCGGCGATCGTCGACGTCGTCGATCAGTCGCACACCCACGCGGACACCGCCGCCGGCGAGCCGCTGCTGCGCAGTGGGTTCACGGGCGCGGCGAGGCTGCTGTGGGCCGAGCCCGGCACCGGCCAGCGCCTCGCCCTGGTCGAGGTCGGGCCGGCGCCCCGCGACCGGTTCCCGGCGCGGCTGGGCGCCGCGACGCTGATCGCCGGCCGCACGTTCGGCTGGCTGTACGCCTGGCAGGAAATGCGGCTCGACGCCGACGCGAGCAGCTCCACCTACGGCCAGTACTTGCAGCCGCTGGGCGCCCTGAGCTCGGCGACGGCCGGGGGAGCGTTCAACCGCTACGAGGCCCACCTGTCGATCGACCACACGCAGGGCGGCGGCACCGAGGGCTTCGCGCACGGCGGCGCGTGCCTGATCCCGGGCGCCCTGGAAAACTGCCCGCCGCGCCGGGCCGCGGTGCCCCTGCTCCACCCGATCCCCCAGGAGGTCGTCGTGGAGCTCCGCGCCGAGCGCACGCTCCAGGGCGACACGCGGTTCGTGTTCGAGGCGCTGAACCCGATCGTCCTGACCGACTTCGACGTGCCGGGAGGGATCTGATATGGCTGACTCCCACATGGCGTCGGCCGTGCTCGAGCAGCGCCGCGAGGTCGAGCGCCGTAAGTATGTGCAGCTCGCGGCCCGAGGTCGGTACGGCGGGACCAATCACGGCCGTGGGGCGCTGTCGACGGTGCTGTGCTGGCGGCCGAGGTTCGTCGTGGACTTCGGCTGCGGCGACAACGCGTTCATCCGCGAGCTGCGGCGCCGCGGCGTCGAGGGGCTCGGCATCGACTGGGCCAACGCCCGGGCCGACGTCGCGGCCCCGATGCACCGCGTGCCGCTGGCCGGCGGCATCGCCGACGTCCTGACGAGCTTCGACGCGCTGGAGCACCTGCTGCCCGAGGACGTCGAGCGGGTGCTCGCCGAGATGCACCGGCTGGCCCGGCCCGGAGCGCACTTCGCGTTCTCCATCTGCACGCGGCCCAGCCGCATCACCGTCGACGGCGCCAACCTGCACCCGACGGTGCGGCCACTGGAATGGTGGGTGCAGCGCATCGGCCGCGTCGGGCGCGTCCGGTCCACCGGCCGGTACCTGATGGGGGTGTTCCATGCATGACCACGGCGGCGACGTCGCCGCCCTGCAGGCAGGTCTGCACGTCCGACGACCGGCCCGCAACGGCCTGCGGCTGTACACCACCGATTTCGATGACGTCAGCCTCTGCGACTTCTACCGCGGCCGCCAGGCGTTCCTGTTGCTCTCGGGCCCGTCGCTGGCGGAGATGGACCTCGCGCCGCTCGCTCAGCGCGGCATCGTGACGATGGGCGTCAACAACTCCTGGTCAGTCCACCGGCCGACGCTGTGGGTATGCGTGGACAACCCCGGGCGGTTCATCGACACCGGCTGGAAGGACGCGGGCATCCTCAAGTTCGCCCCGATGGAGCTGTGGAACGTGCGGCTGCGCGTCCGCAAGGCCGACGGCACGATGCGACCCAGCGCCTTCCGCGTCTGCCAGATGCCCGGCGTGCTGCTGTACCGCCGCAGCGAGCGGTTCGACCCGACGACGTTCCTGGACGAGGACGTCGTCTGCTGGGGCAACCACACCAAGGTGACCGACGCGCTGGGCGTCAAGGGCAAGCGCTCGGTCATGATGGCGGCTCTGCGGCTGCTGCACTACCTGGGCTTCCACACGGTGTACCTGCTCGGAGCGGACTTCCGCATGACCGAGCAGCGCGGGTACGCGTTCCCGGAGGTGCGGACGCCGCAGGCCGTGCGGCACAATACGCTGCTGTTCGAGGCGCTCAACACGCGGTTCGCAGCCATGCGCGACTACTTCAAGCGGTCACGCTTCAGCGTCTTCAACTGCACGCCCGACAGCGGCCTGACCGCCTTCCCCCACCTGCCGTTCGAGCAGGCTGTCGCGAAGGCCTCCGCCGAGTGCGGCAAGGCCGTCGGCACCCGGGGGTGGTACACGTGACCCAGCCCACGAAGTACTTTCTCTACATCCCCGTCTGGGCGACGTCCCTGCAGCCGTCGGTCAGCGGCAGCGACACACTCAGCAGCTCGCCGAGCTCGTCACCCAGCAGCAGCAGCGCCCCCAGCAGCACCGAGGGCTCGCCGGAGAGCTCCTCCCAGCCGTCGGGCTCCACGCAGTCCACCGAGACCGGAGGTTCCGGCGGCGGCACCGGCTCCGGCGGCGGCAGCGGGGGCGGCTCCGGCGGCGGCAGCGGGGGCGGCTCCGGCGGCGGCAGCGGCTCCGGCGGCGGCTCCGGCTCCGGCGGCTCGGGCTCTGGCAGCGGGTCGAGCCCCGCCTCCAGCGAGGGGTCAACGCCCCTGTCAACGCCCAGCGGGTCGTCGAGCTCCTCGGCCAGCACCAGCGGGTCCGCCTCGGGCTCCGGGTCGGGGTCCGGGTCCGGGTCCGGGTCGGGCAGCGGCTCCGGCTCGAGCAGCTCGTCGTCGTCGTCGGGGTCCAGCAGCTCCAGCGGCGGGTCGTGCTTGCTCTACGGCACGCTCGTGACGATGGCCAACGGCCGTCGCGTCCCGATCGAGAACCTCCAGCCCGGCGACCTGGTGCTGAGCCTGTCGATCCCGGGCCTGCTCACCGACCAGAGCTACGAGGCCCAGTACGACTGGAGCTCCTCGTCGGGCCTGGATCACACGGTCGCCCCCGTGCCCGCGCGCGTCAGCCAGGTCCAGTTGGGCGAGCATGAGGGTTTCTACGTCATCAACGGCCGCATCAAGGCCACGTTCGAGCACCCGTTCCTCCGGCGCCGCGGGTCGAGCTGGGGCTTCGCATCGGCGGACCGACTGCGCGTCGGCGACCGCCTCGTGACGCACGTCGCCGGCGACCTGGGCGAGGAGCCGATCACGTCGATCGAGCTCGTCGAGGCCCGGGCCCGGACCGTGCGGATCTACGTGCCCGGCACCAACACGTTCACCGCCGACGGCGCGTGGACACACAACACCAGTTTCAGTGAGAAATCTTCGGGCGCGGGCAACAGCCCCGAGTCCTGATAGGAGCACCGCCCATGGCAGTCATGACCGTCAGCCCCGAGAGCCGCCAGCGCGACATGGCGCCGGTGCACGCAGCATTCACGCTCGACAGCCCCACGCCCGTGCGCGGCGCCGCCGCGCCGGCCGACCTGGTCAGCGTCGACCACCACCCGACCGTCGAGATCTCGTTCGCCGGCCACGGCGACGAGGACCAGACGATCACCTTCGCGCTGTGGGCGGTCCGCGAGGTGGGCGACCAGCGCGAGCTGTACCCGCTGGGCACCGGCACGGCCACCCTGGGCGCGGTCACCGCGGGCGCGGCGACGGTGTACCAGGGCGCCCGGCTCGCCGACGAGATCGCGTACACCCCGTCGGCCTACGCCGACTACCTCAGCTCGCTGACCGGCCGCGGCCACGCGCTGTACCCACCCGCGCCGCCGGGCGACGGGACGCTGGCGGTCATTGGCATCCCCGACCTGGGCGGCCTGGTCGCCGGGCTCGTGGTGGAGATCACCGGCGGGACGGCGACCGACGCGCAGGCGTTCGCGGGCTTCTGGACGTGAGCGTCCGCAAGGCCAAATTCAACGGCCGGCAGACCGGCAGCCTGCCACCGATGTGGTACAGCCGCGACGTCCCCGCGCTGGACCCGGTCGCCGGCGCGTACGTCGCGGCCGACACCCCGTACTACGGCAAGCCCCGCGGGCGTTGCGCGTTTCCCGGGTGGGCGGTCTCCGGCCTCGGCGTCGGCTTCAACTGGGGTCTGTGCGGCACCGACCGCGACGGTAGCACACCGATGGCCTGTGCGAAGCAGACCAGCGGCCAGCCCGAGGACGCCACGCTCAAGGTGTGGACCGGCTCCGTCGCGCCGACGCCGGCCAACTTCGTCCACGAGATCGACATCGTGACGGCGGTCAGCGGCAGCGTCACCGTCAACGGCGCGGCCAACGCACTGCTGTACGACATCTTCCAGGGGCACGCGTCCCAGCAGGCCGACGTCGCCTACTGGCCCTTCGGCGGCGTCACGCTGCCGGGGTGCTTCGTCTTCGGGTGCGAGCGGTACGTCCAGACCAGCCCGGGCGTGTGGGACAGCGAGGGCGTCACGGTCGTGAAGCTCCAGCACACCGCCGCCGGCGCGTGGGATCTGGCCGTCGTCGGCGACCTCAACGCCAGCCCGCTCGAATCCGGGCACCTACGCGGCGCCCTGTGGTCGTTCGCGGCGTACTACCCGACCACGCTCAACCAGCGGCCGCTGCTGGACGTGTTCCTGTGCCCGTGCGACTACGCCAACGGCAGCGACCTGAAGTACGGCGGCCAATGCGCGATCCTGCGGGCGACGCGTGCCGACCTCGGCAGTGACTGGTCCTTCGGCCCCATCGTCCTGCTCCTGGAGGAGTTCGGCCAGACGGCGGTCCACTACCATGCCGCGGCATGGACGCCAAACGGCGTCGTGCTGTCGCGCGGCGACTCGAACGCGGACAACGAGAACGTCCTGTTCCAGTGTGCGGACTGGGACGACTACGGCGAGCCCGGCAACTGGACGACGACACGCGACGCCTACGGCAGCCGTTCGCCGGACAACGAGTACTCGTTCCAGTGGATGGGACCGCAGCCGCACTCCAGCGACCTCACCAGGATTCTCGTCGGCGCCGACGAGGGGGTCAGCTACGGCGCCGTCATGACCGTCGCCGGCGATGGCGCGATCAGCTACAAGAAGTCGCTCGGCGACTTCCCCCAGGCCGTCGCAACGGAGGACGTCAACGCGTTCCCGTCCAACAAGCCCGCGCCGGAGTGGTCGGCCAGAAGCGTCCGCTGCGCCGCCCCGGCCGGACCCATCGGCTTCGTGACGCAGCTGGCGCGCGTGCTCTACGCGGACGACGACGAGCATTTCGCCGCGGTCGCACTGTGGCCCAGCACGAGTGGGGTGAGCTCCTTCGTGTTCCTCTACGGGCATCGGATCCTCATGATCCCCAAGGGCACCGGTGGCAGCATCTACGAGGCGCACGCGCCGGCCGTGGAACCGGTCCGCGGCCTGGTCGTGGCCCCGGGCGGCGCCAATGTCCTGGACGGGTTCAACGCGATCGGCACGCCGGGCGGCACGTTCACCGAGGTCGCCGTCGCGTCGCCGGACCCCGAGGGCACCGTCCACCGAGTCGTCGCCGACCAGGTCAGCGAGCAGATCGCCAACTGGCGCGCCACGCCCGCGGCGACGGTGGGCGCGAGCGCCGCCGTCTGGGAGATCCTGTTCGTGCAGGCCAACTCCGCCGCCGGGATCCCGCTGCGACTGACGTCCGAGACGTTGCCGCAAGGCGCGGGCGACTCGAGCTACATCCTGGGCGTCGCGGGCATCCACGACACCGGTTGGCGGCTGCTCCCGGTGTACGTCAACGCCGGCGCGTTCGATCAGAGCCCCTACCAGCCGCTGGTGCGACTCTACAGCCAGAGCAGCGGCACCAATAAGCCGCTCTGCGACTACCACCTGCTGTACCAGGGCTGGTACACCTCCGAGGGCGAGTGCCCGTACTTGCTCGAGCCGGGCACCTCCGGCTCGAACATCCAGGTCGAGGTCCCGCTGTCCCCGGCCAGCGGCGACGCGTGGACCGTCGGCATCGAGATGTTCATGCCGGTGACGGGCCTCGACTTCACGTCGGCGCGCACCGTCGTCTTGGCCACGGTGTACCGGGACACGGACAACTACGTCGAGGTCGTCTACGACCCGTCCAACGCGCAGGTGCTCGCGCGGGTGTTCCGGGATGGCGTGGAGGAACTGAACTCCCCGCTGGTCGTCGCCGACGTCTACGTCCGGCACGACGACCAGCTCTGGATCGCCGTCGGGTCCGACGGCACGACCACGCACCTGTGGTGTGCCGCCGGCGGCTACGACGAGACCGGCCTGAAGTCCGACAGCGCCGCTGCGGCGATGGCGGGCGCCCGCACGAGCGTGCGGATCGGCTCGGCGGACTACGGCCAAGTGCCCAACGTCGAGCTCGTCATGGTCGCCGACGAGAACGCGCAGCTGCTGAGCACCGCCGGCGTCGAAGCCATGATGGCGACCGCCGCGGAGCCCTCCGCCGCGAGGCGCCTGCGCCGCTCACTCGGGAGGGCGCGTCCGCGGCGCCTGCGATGAAATCAGCCGCGCTCGATCACGAACGTGCAACGCGAGCAACGCCAAGCCCGTCGGCCCCGCGTGCGCCCGAGTAAGACGCCAAGCAGGATCGTCGGGGCCCCCGCGGCGGTGCCGACCGGGAACACAAAGAGCAGGCCGACGCCTGCCACTATCAAGATCAGCTGAACGATCGCCACGAGGGACGTGCTGCACCCTGTTTGTTGCAGCCGCGCCTTCCGCATCGTCCCGCCGCACTGCTGACACGTGAGCTTCCGCATCGCCGCCCCCCCCAAGATCCACCGGCCGACACCTCATGCCGACAGGAAAATCCAAGTTTTTCCCCTGACCGCCGACTCCGCCGCGCCTGGGCCGCAAAATCCCAAAGGCCCGCCGAGACCTAAAGGCCCCGCCCGCCGCGGCTTATTGCTCTTGCAAAGCGTGGGCACGCGGCGGGCGGGGGTGAAGCGGGTGAACGGATTCGACGTCGACATTCACGTTGGCAACGTGACGCTCAGAGGCCCCTGGCGGGGTCAAAAGGGCCTGTGAACGTCACGTGGACTACGTGACGTTCAGCCGGCGACCTGGCGGGCCGATGGGCTTGACAGGGGTGGCCGGC